GACCAAGGACAGACTTGTCAAGCTTCTCAATAACCCTTATCGTATTGCTTTGTGCTTCTTTAAAAAGCAAATCAAAACCAACAACAAGCGGTCCTCCTGAGTTGTAGGTTACTATAGTTGAATTAGCAAGGTTAACCATGCCCTCATTAAGAAAACTGTTGACGCTAAATTCAAATGGTTTTGGAATAAATGCAGGAGCAGAGAACTGAGACGTTGCAGAGTACTGATTGTCTTGGTATCTGTACCTATAAGCAAAGCAGATGTACCTTGTCTCCATAAAATTATCCTGACCACCCGTGACTATAGGTTGTATAGCAGGAGATTCAATTGGAGGCTGCTTTACTACAAGTAAAGACTCTGCTGAGAATTGGTCTACATCCAAGATAGGATTTGAATAGTTTCTTTTTATGTTTATAAACCTTGGTGCATTATAATCGTCTGTAAAAAACAAAAGATTTTCTATAAGGTCAACACCCGTTATTAAATATTTTTCATTAAAATTTAATGTAGTATTTATACCATCACCATCGTCTATACTAATGACGTGATACGTTAGTATGTTTGTGTAGACATTAAATGAAACTATCATGTCAAGCTTTCCCGTAGCACCTACAATAAAACTTTTATCATGTATAAACCAATATATAGTCTCGTTTGCACTGTCTTCCAAAGCACCTATACACCTTGCATCCCCACTAAGAGATGTTCCATCTATATAAGCTATTGCAGTAAGAGGTAGGTTTCCTTTTGAGTTCTCTATAACGCCAATCTCAGCATTCTCCGTAGAACCCATTCTGACGTTCATAGCATCAATGTACTCTCCATTAGGTAAAAGGCGTTGGTCAACAACCTTGTTCATCCTACCTGCGATAAAGTTCCTTGTAATATTTGCCATATTATTTAAGCCACTTGTCCATACCACGTAGATTCATTAACAATCTACCCGGATGTATGTTACTAATTCTTATTTTAGCGTTTCTTAACAGAGCACCTCTTTCCTTTCTCGCACGAGCTATTATGTATTCCTGAACACCTAACTTAGAGTTAAGTATCTCGTAACGTATATATGCGTATATATACGACTCAAATAGCTTGTTTACAGATACGTTTGCATCATTACCGTTCTCCATACCATCTGAGATATACTCAAGTATTACGGATTGGTCATACATATCTGAGTTAAAATTAATAACACCTGCCTTCTTATCTATGTTAAACGTAGGGTTAGCGTTTGCTGTCTCATTATTAAGACCGAACCTTGCCCCAAAACTGTAGTCAAAATACCAATTGCCATTTACTTCCCAACCATACATACCATTGTACTTGCTATTAGGATTCAAATATATACTTTTTTTAGTGCCCTGAAGTCTGTCGTAATCAATTTCTGAGTTCTCAGGTTGAAGCACATTTCCCTGCTCATCAAACAATATTTGTCCCGTTTGGTCTTGAAGGTATGCGTTTGCAGAAAGTATCTGTATGTTTTCTGTCAATGGTCTAAGTACTCCGTTCTGATACAAGTTTACTCTTACCCAATTGACAAAGTCAGAAGGCAATACGTACCTAAGACCATCATCAACGGTAAGCTCTAACACTTTTATTTCTTTAAACGCATCGTAATTCAACTCTTGTACTGCACGCTTTGCGTGGAATAGTACTCTATAACGCTCCTCATTGTTGACCAATGAGTGGTTGCCCGAATACATTAACAAGAAATTGTTTACTATGTCGTATAGACTAACATACTGATAAGACCCCCAATTTTTATTTTCAGGAGTGGTTTCATTATTTGTGTAGTATTCGTACTGAGAAATATATGCCATTGCTTATTACTATTTAAAATTTGGTTGTTGCTGCTGTTGCTCTTGAGACAGTCCAAATTGAACTACTTCTGCTTCTCTTATAGACACTCCACAGTATTGCAATATTTTTATTACTAACTTATATTCATCTTCCGTTGGAAGCTCAAAGTCTTGATAGTCAAGTTGTGATTGGTCAAAAGAAGGCTCTCCATTAACAAGCGTTATGTATGTCCATTTAGGGTCCTTAGGGTATCTAAAATATTGAGCATCAACTTCATTAGGCAGATTAATTGTATCAGGATACACTGTTAATATACCACCCTCTTGAGTATATGCAGCGTATGTTTCGGTTGGAGCTGTAAGTAATGAATTTATTAACATAGTTATTTTACTATGGTTTACCTTTTCAGCTTCCCCTAAAAATACCCTTGTCATGCCTGACGCATCATAGCAGAGTACTTTATTGACCATATAATAAAGGTCTCCTGTTGTTGTAAGTGAGGGTAAATAGAATTGATTTGTAGCAGGAGTTACCTGAGACAAAGAAGATGTTTTTGAAAATAACTCAATAGCTTCTGCAATAACTTTTTTTAAATCTGCGTAATCAGTGCCCGACATACGAGCATTTTCCATATTTATAATCTTATTATATTGAGAAAAGTATTCTTCAAATACTTCCATCTGTGCTTGTTTTGAATACAAATTAAAATCAGATGGGGATATGTATCCGTAGTTATTTTTGTTCAGAACAGATAAGACGGTATTTCTAACTGAGTTAATCATCTGTACACTTTTTACAAAGATAAATAAAAAAAAGGAGGGTACAGAAATACCCCCCGGAACTTAAAACCAAACTAAAATCTAACCTAAGAAATACTATTTTCAAGCATTTTCAAAGCGTCAATACCTTCGTCAGTCCTTAAATAGTTGGCTACTGAAAAATATGGGTCTTCCCCAAAAGGAACAGTAAGCATCTTTTTCTTGTTCGATGTGGTATTAAACCAAACCTCTTTACGCCCATTCCTGAACGACAATAACTTGTGTTCAAAAAAGACGTGAACATTTGACTGAACACTAAGCATTGGGTCTCCTAATATATTAAGAAATCCTTTAGGGTCCTTCTTAGCATAAAGAAGAACGTCTCTCTTTAACTCAGCAGTAGTAGACCTTGATGGGTCCTTACTGAATAGAACTCTTGATATACTCTCAAGTTGCTCTATGCTAAGTTGACGAGCTTCAACCAATGCATCCACTTCAGCACTTAAACTTTCTACTTCTTTTGCTGCATCCTTTTCATAGTCAACCTCAACAAATGCTCTTCCGTTTTGAGGATGATAGTAAAGGAACTGCTGTAGAACAGGGTTTGTTTTTGGGACTCTAAGGAATCCATTTTCAAATATAATAGGCTCTAATATGAAATTACCATCTTGCTCGTCCTCAAATGGGGTCTTTTGATTTATAGCATATCTTAGAGGTCTATTAACATTGTTCTCCTCATCAAACCACAGAAGAGGGTATCTTTTATTATTTCTTGATGACAGCGTGTAAGACAATGGTGCTGATTCTCCTTTAAGTTTGTATATCTTATCTGTTGATGTAAAATTCTTTTTCATTTAATATAATTTAATTTAATTTAAAATAAGGAGAGTGTCTTTGTAGACACTCCCCTTTTATTATAGCTTCGGATTATGCACCATAACGGAACAATACGAAGTTGTTTGCACCAAGGGTACACACGCAACGCTCGGAAAGGAAGTTAACCTCCATTGCATCAAGGTCGCTTGTTTGAGCACCTCCGGCAGAACCTGTAATCCAAGTCTTATACCTTCTGTCTTCAGTCTCAGACGCTCTGTAACGAACGTGTAAGAAAGGACGTTTAGCATTCTTGCCAAGGATTTGGTCATACACGCTTGTAGAGCCTGCAGGAACCAAAAGACCTGTTACAGTACCTGAAGCACTTCCACCTGTAGGTAGACCACCACGCATAGTTGGGTCATTTAGATATTTCCAATCAGACTTATAGAAGTCATAACCTCTACGGAATCCTGTGAATCCAAGGTTAAGAGCCATCTCTTTGTCATTTTGGAACAATCCATAAGATGTACCACCTGCACCATAGCTATTTTGAGAAGCAAGCATATCATCAATATCAAAACTGAAAGCACGATTAACAAAGATTACGTTCTCTTCGATAGAACCTTGCTTGTCAAGACGAGAAATGATTGCATCAAAATCTTGCAATGTAGTTGGATTTCCACCACCCCAAACGTTACCACGGTCATTAACGGTGTAGAAGATACCTTCTGAACCTTTGTTACCGTAGATTGGGTTAAGACCTGAGTTAGCAGCACCTGAACCTGACTCAGCAGGAACGGCTTCAATCATTGCAGTCTCAAGATAGTCTTCAAAACGAAGACGAGTCTCGTGCTCACTCTTTAGATACCAAAGGTATCCTGTAGCACCATTCTCAGTTGTAATTTCTACCCATCCAATTTGAGCCATATCAGAACCGCTTACAGCGTACTTGTCCTTGATGATGATTGGTGAGTTGGAGAAGAATTCATCTTCAGCCTCAAGAGACCCAACCATTCCTACGGTTCCTTTTCTAAATTCAGAACCATATACCCAAACTGATAATACGTCTGTACCTGAATAAGTTTGACCTCCTGCTTCGTAGTAAGCAACATCAAATGTGCCTGCAGAAGTACTTACAGCAGTTACAATACCTTTATTTGACAATCCTGTTGCGTTATCAGAAATGAAAACAGTCTGACCTGCACGAATTGCAATAGCGGTAACGCCTGTATCAGAAACAGTGATTGTAGCTGAATCAGCAGCAGCAGCAGCTGAAGAATCACAGTTTGTGTATTTTGTATGAAGACGACCTTGCTCTGCCCATTTAACCATGTCAGAGTTAGAAGGCATTTCAGCACCTACCATACGAAGGAAAGATGCTATAGTACGATTACCATAACGCTCAAATTCTTTCTCATAAGTATCAGGAAGATACTGATTCAAGAAATCGAAGTTGGTAATATAGTTAGTGGATAAAGGGACCTGCTCCGCACTTGGCTGAAGCTGAAATCCCGGTGTCGATAAAACTGCCATTTTTTTTGTTTTTTAAATTGTTAAACTTTCTTAATGCTACGGATTTGCAAGCCTCGTCCTGAGTCTTGGTTTACCGATTTTACTTGCATTCCTCCTTTATTAACAGATTCGGGTGCTCTACGCTCAGACATATTTATGTTTTTTGTCTTACGCATTACATCCTCTGTTGCATCTGATAAACCTTGTTCATAAAAGAATTTAGCAAACTTTTCAGGATTCATTGCGATTGACAAAGACTTATGGTATCCTGTTGCGTCCTTTATTAGACCACTATCATCCAAAAACTTATTGATAAAGTTCATCGGATTAGATTGTGCTCTTTTAAGTTCAGCAGCATCACCGGGAGTAAATGAGATTTTCTTATCGTTAATGTTGAACTCAAAACCTTTAAAGTCTTTACTAAAGACCTCTTCGGACTTTTGGTCAAACCACTTACGCTTTCGGTCATTTTCCTCCTGCATGGTCTTCGCCTGTTTAGTGTATTGCTTATAAGACTCAAATTCTTCCTTCTCTTCTTGAGAAACTCCTAACCCACTTGACTCAAGAGGTAGTTTGTATTTCTCCTTCTGTTCGGTAAAGAACTTTTTGGCTTCAGCAATAACTTTCTTTTTTGCTATTTTAACCTTCTTGATTCTTGACTCGTCATCAAGGTCCTCATCAAACCTATAGTCGTCCATTAATGAATCAATGTCTTCTTCGTCAAGACCTATTTGAGTAATAGCAAGATATTCTTTAAGAAGATTATCAGGGTTCATAGTTTCAAAGTCCTTCTTCAACTTGATGAAGTCTTCAAATCCACGTCCTGTCTCCCTTTTATATTTCATATAAGCGGCTACGTCTTCAGGAAGAGCTTCGTTCTCCTGACGTTCAGCCATTAGCTCATCAAATGAGTTAATTTGCTTATTATATCTTTTACCAATATATGAAAGAACTTTCTCCTCACTTAAATCTTCTTCCACGGGTTGTACAACTTCTTGTACTTCTTCCTGTACATTACTAATTTCTTCTTGATGCTTTTGAAGTAATTCTTTTTCTACTTCTTGAACACTTTTTGGTTCGATTGTTTCAATCGCTCTTACTTTCATTTCCATTTAATTAAATTTAATTGTTACAAATTTATATAAAAAATAATTAATTTTTATCGTGGCTCAAATTCAGCCATATCAAACCCATCTAAGCTGTCCTCGTTAGATTCAAAACTTAACGGTGGTAAATTATTTTTCCTTTGATTTATTAATTTAGATTGCTCACTATTTTGTTGACTAATACGCTTAGACTTTGATTTTTCCTTTACATCATCTCTTGCATTAAGAGCAGACTGCTCTATTCCTGCAAGCTGCATATTGTAACTAAACTCTTCGCCCATCAACATTCTTTTGAACTCAGCTTCATTTTTCATTTTCTCAATATCAAATGCTGCCTCAGCTTGTTTTATTTGCATTTTGGCTTGAGTCTCTGCCTGTATTTTTTGCATAGCAACCTGACCTGCCATTTCTTGAGACTTCAATTGTTGCTGAGAAATCATAGCCTGTTGCTGCATAGCCATCTTTTCTTCTCTGTCCTGCTTCTTAATACGCTTCATTTTAAGGAGCTGATTGGCAAGCTTAAGGTTTTTAATCTCACGAATGTCAATTGCGTCCTCAAGATTAATGTCTCCCTTAGACAAAGCCATCTGTATGTTGGCTTCAAGTTGAGCTTTTTGCTCTTCATCAGGAGAGATTTCTATAAATATACCAAAGTCGTACACGTACAAGTCGCTAATGTCGTTAAGTATAGATACGTTGTACTTACCAATCTTGTTTGCAAAGTCGTCTTTAAAGTCAGCATACTCTAATATGTCTGCAACTCTATAAGTCAAAGCCTCAGCTAATGACCTGTATATATAAAGACCTCCTTCAAGGATATGACGAGTCGCTGTATTTGAATTAAGTGCTGCAAGTTTTTGAACGCCAACCAAAGAGTTGGGGTCAGGCGTTGAGCCGTCCCTTGCCTCATTAAGCCCCGTTACGGACCTAATCATGTCCATGTAATGATTATAGTTAGCTATAAGCATTTGGGTCTTGCTTGCCCCTGAATTTGACGTAAGCTGCTGAATAGGAACCCTTGCGTTATTAAACTCACCGTCTCCCGTATAACTACGACCAATAACGCTACCTGTTTGAAAGTAAAGACGTAAAGCATCTTCCGGATTGTAAGCGTTTCCTGTTCCTAAGTCTACTTCATTAAGCCCATCGGCATCAATGAATACACCATCAGGCACAGTACGAGCAATCACTTGTTGTAGCTTAAGGTGTGTTATCTGAATTAAGTCAGCAAAAGGAATCATCCTCCTAACCAACGACTCTATTACACCTTTGTACATACGTGGAGCACACGCTACGTAGTTTGGTAATGCGTGTTGAGATGCTGATTTTGGACGAACCATGTTCTGAGACATTTCCCACTTAAGGATAATGTTTGTTCCCATTACCATTATTCCATCATACCAAACATCAATGGTTTTTTCCATTTTTTCAAACTTACCCTCTTCCATCATTTCAGTAGGAGGATTAAAGTTGTCATCCTTTTCAATTACACGACTTCCACCATTTTCAAAAATCTTTTTCTTATAGACCATCTTCTTAGTGGTCTTGTAGTTGAAGTACAGCAACGTGCAAGTGTCTCTATAGAACAAGCTGTTCTCATAAAAACGAGCTACATTATAATAGTTGTACCAACTTTGACTATACATTGAGATTTCTTCCAACTGCTCACGAGTAAGAGTTGGGTCAATCTTCATCAACTCAGTCACAGGAAGGGTCTTTATCTCTCCCCAATAAAAACAATCAGTAAAGAATGGGTCTTCTGTGTAGCTGTATACTATGTTAGCAGGGTCAACGTATGAAACCTGAACTCCTGCTCCGGGAAGAAACTCATGTTTAGCAACACCAATCCCCACAACTGTTAAGTCGTAGTCAATTCGTTTGCGTGTGTCTTGGTAATGATTCTCGTCAAATATTGTGTTGATTGCTTCCTCTTCCGCAATCTCTATTGCAGGCTTATAGTTCAACTGCATATATAAAGACAACTCTTCGTCTGTTTGAGGCAATTCTTCGGGGTCCATCATAAAAGAGTTAATCCCTGTAGATTCCTGTATTATATTTAATACGTCTTTAGCCGCCATTTGACCCTCAACCATATCCTGATACTTGCTTCTCTTAGATTGAGACATTGCGTCTTGTGCATACGCCTTAACTTTAAAAAGCCTGTCAGACATTCCATTAACAACTACATCAACAAACTTTGGAAGGATAGGCACAGGAGTCCAATCCAAGTTTAGATATGATAGGTCACCATCTATAGCAAGCTCGTTCTTGTACTTTTGTACAGACTGTTCTCCCCTTGCATATAAACGCAATCTATTAAAATCTCTCCATTGGCTATAATACCTACACTGATTGCCGTCCTTTCTAAACCATTCGTATTGTATGGCTTGACCTACTTGAAGACCAAATGCATCAGTAGCCTTTTCGCTGTCTGATACAAACTGACCCGGAAAGCCGGTGGCTGATATATTAACTACTACATCTTTCATCTAATAAGTTGACTTGTGCTTCCGCTATTAGTATACCTTGCGAAATTAATACTTATTTTCGATTCTTTTTTCTCAGGTAAATATACGTGTTTTTGATTTGCCATAATGGCTAAGCCCGAACTAATTGAAGCATCAAATTTTGTTCTATCATTTATATCGAATTTTGCCCAATCCTCAAGAGTCCTTGTGAATGGCATTGTGCCCATTTCATCGGGGTCTCTGTACGTGCCTGCTAAGTCCATACCAATAAACTTTTCAATGTAAGACTCGATTGCAGAAGCGTGTGCCTGCTTAACATCTTCCGATGAGTTAGGTATGCCACCAAGCTCACGCTCAGTCTTAGTTAGTTTGGCGTACTGCTTGTCGGGTCTATTTACGCAAAATGCTCTGTAGCCCCTGTTTTTAAAGTGGTACAGTAGCCTTGGCTTGTTGTTCTCAATAAGTATTGGCATACCATAAAACACACAAGCCATAAGGACTTCCTCAAAAAATATTTCTGCCGTCTGTGGACGGGCTATGTACTCTAAGAAGAATTGATTTACGGGTGCTTCGTCCATGTGGTACTTAGTCATTCCGTGCAATGAACCATTAGAACCCCTTCCTCCAACAACTGCGGATATGTCGTAGGAGTCACAGCCAAATGTTCCAAGGTGTTCGTTTCCGGGATGCTTTACCCCATTTAAGGTATGTATATTATTTTGTAGATTACTGTTTGGAATCCAACTAAGTAAAAATCTACCCTTATTATCAGGTGTCCACACAACCTTAGAGTCCTTCTCCCCGTCCCTCCAATGAAACGAACCCCTTGTAGTATGGTGTTCTTTAATCAAAGAATCATTGTAGTCAATCTGCTGATATATCTTGGTTAGATTAAATAGCGAAGACTTACTCTCGTCCCTAAATGCATGACTCTCTGTACGTGGGAACTGTCTGTAAAATTCATTCAATGCATCAGAATCACTTTTAAGTGAGTCAACCTCTGCCTCCCAATAGTCTATGGCTCCGTTGGTGATGTCGTTTCCGTCTACCCCACGCACGGGGGATAACGGCTTTCTAAATACCGGCATACCGTATATGTCTATAAATCCCTCCATGTTCCATTCCATTGGAACAAACAAGGCATACATACCACTTTTAGTCTGACCATTCGCATTTCGCAAATCGAGAAGCGAGTCCTCATACAACTTTTTGTAGTTGTCTCCACCCTTACTCAGTGCATTTGATGTAGAGCCCATCATACACTTGCCAATAATCTTGCTACCCACCCTAAGACAGGTCTTGGTTACTCGCCAATTGTTTAATATATTGTTTGGCTTGACCCACTTTGCACTCTCGTCATGGGCTAAGAACAATAGCTTTTCTCCATCGTACGAGTTCTCCTCAGTATTCTTCCAATCTATTGTCGTGTCAAGACCTTTAACTTCTTGAATGTCAACATCGTACATATTCTTTTTTGTTATCTTTGATGCAGGGACCCTGTACGCAAGCTCTGTCTTAGGCTTGTCCATGCCGTCCATAACAGGCTTGAAGAAGAACGGAAGCCTACTGTTAATGGGAACAACCTTGTCGGTGAACATCTTCTTGGCATCAGCACCCGTCTTCGACAGGATTCCAACCCTCCCATCTTTTGCAAGCGTTCCTATGTTTACGCATTCTGATGACGACATAAACGAAAATCCTGAACGCCTTATCTTTAGGTATATCATACCAAAGCATCTTATGTCAGCCCTGCAAGCCTCCCAAAATATAAAGAATACTCTATTTGCTTCTCTAAAATCAGGGTATCCAACGTCAATACTTGACCACTGCAGGTACATCCAATGCCCCCCCGTTATATATGTAGGGATTCCATTGTTCATAAACCAATACCCCTGTTCTCTGTAGTCAAACTGTTGCTCAATGTAGTCTACCCATCCGTCCTTAAACTCAGACGGCATATCGTTCCATTGAAATATTGACTGAATCCTATCTAATTCTTTTGGTGTCTTTTCCCTCTCCCAATACTGCTCGGATGATTTTTTGTGTCTTTCAAGACACTCCTTAGGTGCAAGAGGAAGTGCAATGTATAGACCTGATATGTTTATAATGTCACCTATTTGACCCGTCTTTGATATAATGACCATGTCATACTGTTCATTATAGCCATACTTCCAAGACCGAACACCATTTTTATTAGATATAGCGTTCTTGGGAACATAGTCATGAACTACCCTATACATACTATTTTGACCTTCGTTCTGCAAATCCTTGTTTTGTATCTGTTCGTTTAATCCCACTCTCTAACATCTCAAGGCTTTCTTTCTCAGCCTCAATCCTGTTCAGTATCTCAAAGGCATCAAATATTGCAAGCTTC